AACGTTTGAAAAATGAAAGCTAAAGATTTTGGCGCACCTGAAGAATTTTGGAATGAAAATGTTGTTTTGTGCAAGCGCTGTGGAGAACCCATAGCGTTTGCAAAAGACGAAACTGGTAAGTGGATAGTGATGAGACCCGATTTTAAAGGGCGCCATCAGTGCAAAATAATAAAGGAGGTAAAAAATGAATAATTGTGAAAATGGGATACCACAATGGGTAATATGGAGGAAGGAATTGAGCGAAGAAGAGGTCAGGCGAAGATATTTTGAAATGACTGGTAGAAAACCAAACCGCATTCATTCGCCTGAAGAAAGTGCTACCGATTGGTGGTGGACGGGGTGGGTAAGTAGAAAAGAATACTGTGAGTATAAAAAGGAGGAGTAAAATGAATTATCAACTAATAGCTAATAAAATTGAAAGTATTCTTGACGAGTTATCAATCTTAATAACCGATGATAACTACGAGTTGATTCGGGGGATAGTGGAGAACTACCTACTTAACGAATATATCGAATACAATAGTGACGATGTAGATGGTGTTATGTTTGAGTTGTTTGATAAAGCTTTATGGGGGTGAGAAAATGATTATGATTTTCTATCTTTTATCATTGTTTTTTGCCGTTATGGGTATTAATGTTGTGTCAGAAGCTCAAGGTGTATTTCAGGAAGTTGCTGGATTGTTGGTGTTGCTGATGGCAGTGGTTTTTTTGGTAGGTGGAGCAGTAATTGGCGCTATTAATTCGCAAGGAAAGAAGAATGGATAAAAAGAAAAACAAAAAGAAGGAAGGTGCGGAAAACCAGAGAAGGGGGAAAAACTTTGAATACCGAGTAGTGTATAAAGCGCAGGGTAAGGGGCTAAAAGCTGAACGGGTGGAACGGTCTGGCGCTGGGAAAAGGAAAGGAGACATAGTTATCGAGGACAGAAGGCATGAAAATAAATACCGCAGTAGCGACGCAGGTTTGAAAACTCTCTATAAATGGTTTAATAAAGCGACGAAGCAAGGTTGTAAGGGATTGATTATTAAGGTGAAAGAAAAGAAAGAAGGGGAAGAAGACAAGGAAAGACCTTGTCTGGTAGTTTTGGAAATTAACGACTATTTGGACTTGTTAGGAGGGCAAAGTGAAAAGACAAACGAATTTGGTAGTTAAAGAGGTTTTGTTCACTGAAGAGGATGATAGGAAGCTCTACAAAGCACATCCGAAGGAGTTTTGCTACGACTGTTTATATGTAAATATGTGCGAACACAGATTTAATCTCGATGAATGTGAAATCTGGCGAGAATACCAGGGATAGGGAGTTTTGGATAAGAGAAGTTACTTGGATGGTAAAAAATTATTACTTTATCTTTACGACTGTCTATTACGACATTCGAGACCCAGGAAGAAATGACAAGTTGTTGGCAAAGATTGATATAGATAGAGCATTGAATAGTGGGTGCAGAACAATAGAGGAGATAGTTGATTTTTTGGGGATGGAGGAAGAGGGTTGGTTTTATGGAATTCGATGAGACAATCGAATACTACAAGCAAGAAATTACTAACTTAAGGAAAAAGAGAGATTTTGAAATGTTGAAGGCGGTTGCTGGAGACTTAAGGGATTATTTGCGAGTAAATGCAAATAAATATAAATGGAGTAGTGAATTATGTGAGAAAAAAAATGGATTTATGGAGAAAAGTTATAAAATAGTTAAGGAAAGGAGTAGAAATAAGTGTGAAATATGTGGTAAGATAGGAGTAGAAGTCCATCATTTAGCAGGGAGAAGTAAAATGAATGTTTATCACTTACCGGAGTTTTTAATTTATGTGTGTCGAGATTGTCATAAAAAATTTCATGGGGGTTAAAATATGGGAGAAAAAATTTGTTCATTTCATGCAGTTTTACCGGATATTCAGAGCGCGATTAATTTTAGTGGTTCGGGGAACGGTGCAAGGATAAAGCTTGATGTTGCTGAAAATGAAATTTCAGAAGTAATTAAGATGGTTTTGTTACGTGGAAAAGAGTTTAAGGTAGATATCTATGAGGAATGACATGATATACATTAAATGTCTATTGACTGGGTTTATGACTGGGGCTATTTTTGGATTTTTAAAATTGCCAATTCCTGCTCCAATGGTTTTAGAGGGGGTGGTAGGGATATTCGGGATTTTTTTAGGATACAGATTAGTCAAGCTACTATAGGAGAAGAGAAATGATACTAACAGTCATTTTATGGATTATTGCAACCCTTGGATTGGCTACTTTGTCAATGTTTTTAGGAAAGATATTCGGGAAAGCAATTCTAATTGCTATTTATACAGCATTAGTGGTTATGGCGCAGGTATTTGCTAATAAACCGGTAATGTTCGGTGGTTTTGTTGTTCCTGCGGCGGTAATTGTGTACGGGGTTTCATTTCTAATTACAGATGTTTTATGTGAATTTCACAGCAAAAATGACGCAAGGACGGCGGTGATTGGAGGGTTTATTGGCTCTGTATTATTAGTGTTTGGTATTCGGGTAATGTTAGCTTGGGATTATCCTGTGTTCTGGAAAGGACAACAAGCTATGGAAACGGCATTAGGACTAACGGGGAGAATTGTGTTGGGGTCATTAGTGTCGTTTATGGTAAGTCAGAATTTTGATGTTTATTTGTATGACAAAATCAAGCAATTGACTAAAGGGAAACATTTGTGGTTACGAAATAATGTCTCCACTATGAGTAGCCAGTTAATTGATACAATTCTTTTTATCTCTGTTGCTTTTTATGGAACAATGTCGAACGAGGCATTAGTAGGGATGATGATAGGGCAATATGTTGTAAAACTGATTATTGCTCTGTGTGATACTCCGTTTTTGTATTTGACGAGATTATACTATAAGAGGTGATGTCATGGTAATTAGAGAAATAGAAATAGAGAAGATAAAACCGTACGAAAATAACCCAAAAAAACACCCACAAAAACAGATAGACAGGATTATCGAAAGCATTAAAGAATTTGGATTTGTTATGCCTATATTAGTTGACGACGATTTTAACATCATTTCAGGACATGGCCGTTATGAAGCAGCCAAGCAGATGGGCATGGAAAAGATAAGTTGTATAATTAATAGTAGTTTGACTGAAGAGCAAAAAAGGGCTTACCGGATTGCGGATAATAAACTTGCCGAGAGTGAATATGATTATGAAAAAATGAGACAGGAATTTATGCTGTTGAAGGAAGCTGATTTTAAGCTTGATGTTACCGGTTTTTCTGTAGATGAAATAAATATGATTATTGAAAATATGGACATCGACAAATTTTTTGAGAACGGGGAAGGTAAATTCTTCGAGGATGAGGAAATAGAAGAAACCCCAAAACAAAAAATAATAACCTGTCCAAACTGTGGAAAGGAGATAGACATATCAGAGTATATTTAGCAGGACTTTGTTCTGTGATGGATAAATACAATATTAAATATGTTTGGGAGTATAAACCAATTTATGTATTAGAGAGCATTTATTACATTAGAGACTGGTTAATCCAGTATGTTAAAAGTCCGTATTGCAAATCGTTCATGCTCGATTCTGGAGCTTTTACCTTCATGGGGAACGAAAAAGTGAAGAAAACCAAAAACATTGACTGGGGAAAATATATGAATCACTATGCGGATTTTATCAATGCTTATGACATTGACCTATTCTTTGAAATGGATATCGACAACGTTATTGGATATGAAAATGTTAAACTGTTAAGAAAGGCGTTAGAGCAGAAGACTAATAAAAGGTGTATCCCAGTATGGCATAAGAAGAGAGGGAGAGAAGAATTTATAAAATTATGCAAAGACTATGATTATGTAGCTATCGGAGGAATTGCTTCTAAGGAAATAACGAGAAAAGAGTGGCCGTTCTTAAAGTGGTTTATTAACACAGCTCACGAAAACAATTGTATGATTCATGGATTGGGCTTTACTCCAACTGGCAATAAATTAAAATTATACGATTTTGATAGTGTAGATAGCACCAGATGGACAGGGGGGCAAAGATACGCAAGTATGCAGAAATTTATTGGAACAGAAATAAAAGAGATTAAAATACAAAAAGAATCATTGCGACTGAAAAACCATGGATATGATTTAACGCAAAATCATAATTTGAGAGAGTGGGTTAAATTCCAAAGATACATGGATGAACTATGAGTGACGGGAGGATTTTAGGAGGCAAAGGTGGTGAAATAGATGGCTGAGATATGGGAAAGGTTGCCAGGAGAGAGTAGTAAGGCTTATGAAGCTTTTTGCATTTATAGAGACTTAGGAGTTGACCGCTCTATTGAAAAAACGGCTAAGAGCAGGCTAAAACCTGGCTCATATTCATGGTTGCGCAATTGGTCTTCTAAGTACAACTGGGTAGAAAGAGCAAGGGCTTATGATGACTACTTAGAGAGAGAAAAGCGCAAGGAACGAGAGAAAGCTATTTTAGAGATGGTGGACAGGCATATTAAAGAAGCAATGGCTCTCCAGCAGAAAGCATTAGAAAGATTAAAAACTCTTAACCCTGATGAACTGACTACCCGAGATGTTTTGAATTACTTGTTAGAGGCGATGAAGGTGGAGAGGCTAAGCAGGGGAGAGCCAACTGAATCTCAAGCTCCTTTAGAGGTTGTGATTAAGCACGTCAGAAATGAGAATAGAGATACAGACAATTGATGAGTTTGGCAACTTCTTTTTAGAAAACGAGAATAGTGAAATTTTGCTGTTATATGGAGGAGCAGGCTCGGGGAAGTCTTACTCAACTGCAATCTGGTTATTAGAAAAAGCGCTAAAAGAAAGAAATAAAAGATTTTTAATCACCCGTAAGACATTACCTTCTTTAAAGGTTAGTTGCCTTCAGTTATTCAGAGAGTTGCTAAGCAAGTATAACTTGTCTTATGAGTTTAATAAGTCAGAGCTGGAAATGGTTATAAATACTAATCAAATCTTATTCAAATCGCTTGACAATGCTGATAAAATTAAATCAGCAGAGTTCAATTATATTTGGGCAGAAGAAGCTACAGAATTAACCCACCAGGACTATTTACAACTAAGACTAAGACTAAGAAGAAAGAACGACTTGAATAATCAGATAATTACAACCTTCAACCCTATTGACCAGTTTCATTGGTTGAAGACTAAAGTGCTGGATAGAGAGAAAGTAAGCTCGTTCCAAAGTAATTATAAGATGAACCCATTCCTTTCAAGAGAATACATAGAGCAGTTAGAAGGATTGGCGGAAGTGGATGAGAATTACTATCGGATTTATGCCCTGGGGGAGTGGGGAGTATTAAAGAACTTAATTTATTCTAACTGGGACGTAGTAAATAAAACACCTGAAACCTATGACGAAATTGTCTACGGTTTGGACTTTGGCTACATCAATCCTACTTGTTTGGTTGAGGTAAGAATAAAGGAAAATGAAGTTTGGGCTCGGGAATTGGTTTATCAATCTCACTTAACAAATAGCGATTTAATTGAAAT